CTCAACCACCTAGAATGAAGAATCTTAGAGTTATTGCACTTGCATAATATGAAAGTAAAAGGACATCCAAATTTTATCAGAGATGAAAATAGCAATGCTATTTTAAATACTAATTCTTCAGAATATAATAATTATCTTTCTCTCCGTGCTCAAAAAAAGAACGGAACAAATAGAATAGATAATATGGAAAATGATTTGAAATCCTTAAAGGATGATATTAATGAAATCAAAACTTTACTAAGAGCACTATCTAATGGCTAAAAACACTCTTACTTTTGACCCTAGTGCAGGTGTTGCCTATGGTGTAAATTTGACCATTAATACTGGAGCAGATTTAGATGCTGACTATACTGTAGTTGGCACTTCTGGCACTGCTTTTGATTTCACTGGATATAGTGGGTCTGCTCAACTTGCAAAGAGTGTAGCAATTGGTTCATCTCAACATGCAATAAAAACTTTTGAAGTTGGTTTTACTAGTGCTAAAGGTGGAGAGTTTAGATTATCATTAGGTTCTACTGCTACTAGAACTTTATCAGAAGGTAGATATGTATATGATGTTTTAATTGGTTCTGGTTCATCTGTTTATAGAATAGTATCAGGAGATGTGTTAGTTATAGCAGGTATCTCTTCTGCTCCTTCCTAAATAATCTTATACTAGTAAAGTAGATAAATGGCGCAACCAAGCACACGTGGGGAATTAATAGATTACTGTAAAAGGCAGTTAGGTGCTCCTGTGCTGGAAATTAATGTCGCAGATGAGCAAATAGAAGATATTATAGATGATGCAGTTCAATTCTTTCAAGAAAGACATTTTGATGGTGTTTATCAATCATATAGAAAATATCAAATAACTCAAGAAGATATTGATAGAGGAAAAGCAACAGGTGGAGCAGGTATAACAACTACTACAGTAAATACAACAGTTGGGGTTACTACTAGTTTTAGTTACACTGAAAATAGTAATTATCTTCCTATTCCTCCAGAAGTTATAGGAGTCACTAAAATATTCCATTTTGATGGAAGCAATACTATCACTAACAATATGTTTAGTGTGAAGTATCAGTTATTCTTGAATGACATTTATTATTGGGGTGCTACTGAACTTCTTTCCTATGCTATGGTCAAGACTTATTTGGAGGATATTAATTTCCTATTAACTACAGAGAAGCAGATTAGATTTAATAAAAGGCAAGATAGATTATATCTAGATCTTGATTTTGGTAGTTTATCAGTTGGAGATTATTTGGTTATAGATTGTTTTACTTTATTAGATCCATCAACTTATCCTAGAGTATGGAATGATTCATTCTTAAAACCATATACTGTTGCTTTAATTAAGAGACAATGGGGGCAGAATATGTCTAAATTTCAAGGAGTCAAACTTCCAGGTGGAATAGAGTTGAATGGTATGGAAATGTATGAGCAAGCAGAAAAAGAATTAGAAAGAATTAGAGAAATGATGTCCAATACTTATGAAATACCACCTCTTGATATGATAGGCTAATGGCATTAAATCCTTATTTCCTGCAAGGGTCTTCTACAGAACAGAATCTAGTCCAAAGCTTAATCAATGAACAGATTAAGATGTATGGAGTGGAAGTCTATTATATTCCTAGAAGATATATCACTAAGGCTACCGTAATTCAGGAAGTCATAGAATCTAAGTTTGAGGAAGCAATTCCATTAGAGGCGTATGTTGATACCTTTGATGGATATGAGGGACAAGGTTCTCTTCTATCAAAGTTTGGTGTTCAGGCACTTGATGATCTAACTCTTGTAATATCAAAAGATAGATTTGAAAATTATGTTACGCCACTTATTAAGAATATACCAAATATAGAATTAGCAACAAGACCTAAGGAAGGTGACTTAATATACTTCCCATTAGGAGATAGGTTATTTGAAATTAAATTTGTAGAGCATGAGAAACCATTCTATCAGTTAAGAGAAAGATATGTTTATGAACTTAGATGTGAGCTTTACAGATATGAGGATTCTGTTGTTGATACTGGAGTGGGTGATATTGATGATAACCTAGAGAAGGCAGGATACATCGAAACACTGACTCTTGTATCTTCTGGAACTACAGCAGTCCTTACTACTGGTATTGTTGATGGTGCATTAAGTCAAGTTACTATTACTAATACTGGAAATAATTATACCAGTCTTCCAAGAGTTGCTATTTCTTCTGCTCCTTCTGCAGGATTGACTGCTGTGGGTGTAGCATCTATGAGAAATGATATAGTGGATTATGATGGTGAGACATCTTTTAGGATAAGGAGAATTGATATTATCAATCCAGGTTATGGATATACTATAGGTCAAGAACCAGAAATCTATACAGTTGGTGGAGGTGGAGAAGGATTCGCTGCTACTACTGGTATATCTAATGGTGCTATTGGAATAGTTACAATTACCTCTGGGGGTACTGGATACTCTACAGTTCCATTAATAACCTTTACAGGAGCACCTGTAGGTGGTACAACAGCAACTGCTTTAGCATACATAAACAGTGTGGGTATTGTTACTCAGATTGGTATTACTAATGCTGGTGCTGGATATACAGTTGCTCCTACTGCTACAGTAACTGCACCTTATATGGGTGGTTCTGGTAACTATGTCTTCAATGAAGTAGTTACTGGTGCTGCAACTAGTTCTACTGGTAGAGTCAAGTCTTGGGATGCATCTACTATGGAACTCAAAATTTCTATTATTAGTGGTGCATTTAATGATGGTGAGGTTATTACAGGTAGCACATCTGGTGCTGAGTATGAATATCAGAAGGTTTCAGAGTCTAATACAGATGATGGATTTGCTGAAAATACTACCATTGAGAGTGAAGCAGATGATATTATTGATTTCACAGAGACTAACCCATTTGGAATGCCCTAAATAATACACTAGGATTGTAACAATGTTTGAATATTTTTATCACGAAATAATGAGGAGGACCATTATATCCTTTGGTTCTATCTTCAATAATGTTAATATAAACCACGAAAATAGTGATGGTTCTGTTGTTAGTACGACTAAGGTTCCTCTTGCTTATGGTCCTACTCAAAAGTTCTTAGCAAGATTGGAACAAGTACCCGATCTAAACAGACCAGTTCAAATTAGTCTCCCTAGAATGTCGTTTGAACTTAATGGTCTTAGTTATGATCCAGCAAGAAAATCAACGACTACACAAACATTTTTAAAAGGTGTAAAGGGTGATAAAAAGACAATAGCAAAAACATATTTACCTGTACCTTATAACCTAGATTTTGAACTTAGTATCTTCACTAAACTGAATGATGATATGCTTCAGATAGTGGAGCAAATACTCCCATATTTTCAACCTG